TTCTGCTTTGACTTCTACTTGTTTTTCTGTAGCCATTTGAGAAATCTCCTTTATTTTAATCGATTAAAATATCTCTCTTTTAATAATGATATTTATAATTGTTTAATTTTCTATTATAGTTTATTTAAAAAATCCTTGAATATACTAGCTTTTTTCTCAGCTAATTCAATTCTTTTTGTCTTAATTAACTCTTGTTTCCAAGCTTCTACATCTTGTTCTACAAGAATTCCATTGTTCCATACCCATTCTTTTGCCTCCATAATGCCTTCTACGAAAGCGTCTGGAGCAGATGGATCTGCAACTATGTCAGCGGCCGTTGCTAAGTAAAAATCTTCTCCTACAAAGTTCTGACCATTTTTTTGTACTAAAGAACCCATACCTCTTGATGACACGCCTAGTTTAGCGCCTTCATCTATAAGACTTTTTACGATCTTACCGTATGGAGTATCCATAATTTTTGCTTCACCTATGAAATTTTTTCCTTCTGGATACAACTTTTTAATCATATGTGATACTCTTTCTAAGTTCACAGTTGGTCCTTCTGGGTGGCCTAGTTCGCCAAATGCTCTATTTTGATTGATAAATTCTTTGTTATATCTTTTGACTTCTTTCATTAAAACGCCGCTTGGATAAACTCTACCATTACGGTTTTTAATATCAGCTTGTAAGAATATACCTTTAATGGTATAGTTTTTCTTACCATCTTTTTCTTCTACAAGATATGTAGCATCGTTAATTTCTTCTCTTATAAGTTTCATAGTTCTCTCTCTTACTATTTATAATAATGTTAACTTCTTGGTGAACCTACAGCACTAACTTTACCTGCAGCTAATGTTATAGTGTCTGATGGTGCTTTTTCAATTGTAACATCATCTCCAGCTAAATGTAAATAGATTTCCCCTAATGTAGTAGCATCAGAATCTTTTACTATAACTGTTTGTGCACCAGATGTAGCCACACAATTTACAAATTGAGCACTACCTATATTATTAGCACTTGGATTAGTTACTATCGCACCTTTAGCAATATATGTTGCCATTTTACTTTACTCCTAATTGTTCGTTTACTTCTTTATTAAAATAATTATCTAAATCTTCTTTTTTTATATTATAAGAAGCTACAACTTTTTCTACAGCTCCTTCAAACTTATTCAGTATATCTTTTTGTTCATTTTCAATAATCTTATAAATTTCTTTAACTGCCTCTTTCATTTTAGGAGTTAATGTATTATAAGACTTTGAGTCCATAACTCTAGTTTCTTTTACTATATTACTAATCTTGTTTTTCATTAACAACTGGTTCAGTTCTAGGTGATGGACTAGAAATTTCTGGTTTAGGATCGCTATGTACTTCAGCTTCAAATTTACCTTGAAACAATACATTAGCTAATTCTTTTCTTTTAGCTTCTAAAGCATCGCCAACCTTATCTCTTAAAGCGTCTTTAAAAGCCTCACCAGCTTCAGCCGCTTGTCCTGTAGTCAATTTATCAATAAAACTTTTTACGTGTTCACTCATATTTTTCTCCTATTATATTTATAATAAAGTCTCAGTTTTTTTAGGTGTTTCTGCACTACCAGTTTCCATACCAGCAGGTACATAAGGACCTTCTTTATTAATTTGTTTGTCTATTTTAACAATCTCTAATTCAGATTGTTTTAATATATACTTTCTAACATATTCTTGTGAAAAATATTTACCTACATATTTCTCCATAGCATCTGCTAAAGCAATACGATCTTTTAACATTTCACTTTCTTTTAATTCAGAAAAATGTCCATCTTGTAAGAAATCATAATTTATTGTATCAACCATAGTTGACCAATCTTCTTCTGCTATTACACCTTTTAATACAAGTTGAGTTCTTAAAAGATCATTAAATAATTCAGTAAATTTCTTTCTTAATCGCTGAACAAATTTAGTGAATTTTAATTCATCTCTTGTAATTTCTGTTGATCTTCCTATTGCAAAACCACTTGACGGTTCTAATCTACTTACAGGTACATTTAAAGAACGATATAGTTTCTTTTGAAAGTAATCTATATCTCCCATTTCTCCTAAGTTTTGACCACCAGGTAAAGTAGTAATATCTGTTCCTCTTCCACCTTCTCTTGTTGGTAACCAATAGTCTTCCAACATATTCATATAACTTCTATCGTCTCTAACTTCTCCTGTATTGGCATCATAGACAAGTTTATTTCTATATCTTGCCATAACATCTCTTAGATATTGTTCTGCCTTTTGTTTAGGTAGATTACCAACATCTATTTTGAAAATTCTTCTTTCAGGTGCTCTAGCTATACGATAGATAACAACAGCATCTTCAATCATTCTTAATTGATTAACTGGTTTAATTGCCTTATGTAAATAAGACAGAATCATATTTTTATTTTGATCTACTAGACCTGAAGAAACAAAAGCAATTGTGTCAGCAGCTATTCTAACTCCTTGACCTTGAGTAGAACCAGCAACACCCTTTTCATTAAACATATAATATTCTTCAAACTCAGTAACTAAAGATAAGTCTGTATTACTTCTATTCTTTTTTACTTCTCTAACCTTTTTTATTTTTCTAGGATCAATATAACGTAATTCTATTAAACCATTTCTAGGTGCTTCTCTATCAATTACTTTTTGATAAAAAATTCTACCATCTACATACCATCTTTTAAATATTTCAAAACCTTTTGTTTGAAAATTTAATAATCGAAGTATGTGTTTAAATTCTTCGTCTATTCTTTTTTTAACTTCTATACCGTATTGTAAATTTTCCATTGTAATGCGAACAGCAGGTTTTTCCTCATTTGCAACAATTGCCTCGTTACAAATATCTTCTATTGCTTGATCGCATTCTGGGTGTAGTGAGATTTCTCTATATCGTCTTACAAGATCTGCTTCGTTTTTAGCAGTTCCTTCTAAGTCTAGGTACTGACCAAAGTAACCCCCAGCAGAGACGGTTGTAGTTCCGTCATCTGCTTGAGGTGTAGTAAAGTTCTGTTTTGGATCAATATCCGGTTTTTTTCGAGTTATTGAAAACCCAAATAAATCAGCCATAATTTATATTCCTTTACTTCTACTTATAATAGTTTTAAGTAGTCGTATTTGTTTCAAAGTATTGATATGCAAAAGTTACAACAAATTGTTCAATTGCTGTTTGTTCGTCATACGTTAACTCAATCGCAGCTATATCTTTAGGGAATAATCCTCTAAGTGTGTACGATTTAACAGTATTTCCGTTACGATCTAAATGATCTACAAACGCATCTACTTGATAATCAGCAGGATTTGTTAATCCTTCGTTATCTGACATATTGTTGATACCATTCTGCCATCTTTCAAAAGCATTTCTTATTTTGAAGTTTGAATCGTTATATACTGTAACAGTCCAATCTGCAAATGTTCTATCTCCAGCTATTTTGATTGATCGACCTCTAAACTTAACGTCAACCTCACCAAGTGTCATAGCAGGTATAGATGTTGCTCTACATAAGAAAGCTAGATCTTCTATTTCTCCACCAACTTGAGCGTAACCAGGAAAAGGCATTACTACCTTAAACTGATTGGCACGAGCGCCTCCGCCAGCAAGTTTAGCTTTGAAGTCATTAATGTTTGCCATTTTTTTTCTCCTATTCTAAAATTACCCAGCTACTTCTTCGAAAGAAACGCCAGTTCTTGTTGCTACAAATTGTAAAGTAATGAAGTTAATGCTTCTAGCAGGTTTAACAAATATTTCTGCTACAAATTCATTTCTATCAATTACTTCGCCTGTGTTATTAGTTTCATCACACACTACTAAAAAGTCTGTGATACCACGTCTACCTTGTACCTCTCGTAAGAATGGCTCAACGATATTTCTAAAGTTTGCTCTAGTAAACTCGTCATTAAATTCAAACAATTGGAATTTAGAAGCAGTAGAGATTGCTTTTTCTAAAACGATAAACAATCTACGTACATTGATTCTATCAAAAGCAGATGGAGCACTTAATCCAGTTTTATCACCGAAAAGAACTGTACCTTGTCCAGGGAAAGTAACTACAGCGTTAACTCTACTTCTGTATAGGTCGTCTCTTTGTGTTTTATTTGGATTGAAAGCTAATTTAACTGCACCTCTAATAGTACCTCTATTAAAGCCAGCTGGTGAATACCAACTGTCAGCAACTAAATCAGTTCTTGCTGATAAACCAGCAATGTCTCCGTTTAACGGTACAAATCTGTACACGTCATTATATCTGTCATACTGATATTTGTAACCACTGTCAAATACAACATAAGAAGAAGAACGTATTCCACTATAAAAAGAAATTACGTTATTTGCTTGTTTGTTTGCATTTGCCACGTTAACAACATCTGTTCTTCTAGGCGATACAAAGGCAACTGCATCTTTTCTATCTTCAGCAATTGTTATTATATTATCTATATGAACACTATCTGCACCAGAAGAACCTGCAATGATTAATCCTATATCTGTTGTTTCAGAATCTAAGAATTTTTCGTATGCTGTTTTTCTTTGAGCAGTTGTTAATGTTGTAGAACCATTCGATCCATTTGACAATGTAACTGTAGAAGGTACAGTCACAGCTGTAAATGTTGTTCCACTTGCAGCGTTACCCCAATTAGCACCACTTGCGTTGTGATCCATCCAAAAAATGTTTTTTGATTTATTGAATATTACTGTTGGGTAATAGTTACTATCGCCTGATGGTGTTTTGGCATCAGAAGCTTTTGATAATTTTTCGTAAACTTCTAATAGATTGCCTGCAGTTCCAGAAATTTCACCTGTAGTATCTTCTACTATAATGTGAATTTCATCTCCTGAACCACCTCTTTCAGAAACATATGGTGATGTTCCTGGTGCGCCAGCAACTTTATCATAATACTTCCATCTACGTCTAACGTTTGATAAAGTAGTTATAGCTCTTTGTAATCCACCTGTTCCTGACGGGTGTCTTACAATTGTTAAAGTATTTGTTGCTTTTACTGTAACTCTATATTCATTACCATCTTCATAATCGTTTGTAGATGCAGTATTTGAAAAAGAAATAATATCACCTACGGCGATATTTGTTCCTGCTGTTACAGTTACTTGTGTGTCACCAACATTACCTGCTGATGCTAAAGTTGTTACTCCATTTTGTTCATATGCTGTAGCTGATGGACATATTGAAACAGATATACTGTTACCCCATGCTCCAGCTGATCTTGCAGCCCACTCGCCTACTGTTCCTTGACCAGCGGCATAATTATTTGAATAATCTGTGTCATTTTTTATAACAAACGTACTGCCTGAAGCAGTTGCATTTGATATACTTGTATTTTGTGCTCGTACTACTCTTAATGCGTTAGAGTATTGTAAGAAATTGGCAGCACTAAAAAAATCCTCAAAATTATTTGAGTCTGGTTTGCCAAATGTATCTACTAACTCTTGTTCGCTAGAAATCGTTATGATTTCGTCCAATGGACCTTTTCTAAAATCACCTGCAAATGCACCTACTGATGTAGATACTGCTGGTATAATTCTAGTTAAGTCTTTTTCTTGTACGAGAACCCCTGGTGATACTTGAAATGCCATTTCGGTTTTCTCCTTTTTATAAATTAGCTAATTGTTTCATATAGTCCAACTGTCGTATTATTCATACGCCCATAGTCAAAATTTCATATACATCTATTTATAAAATGTATATCTTGTACTAATTTTCACCCCTCCTTACTACCGGGTGCCAAGTTTCTCCATATTCATCTTTAAATGGTTCATCATTTTCAGTAGTAATACCATCATCTATAAAGCCAAAAGGCGCCATATCTTGTTCTATAATATTGGCCTGATCTTCATATAGTTTAGAACGTACATCAGAATTACTTAATTCTTTGAAATATGGTTGATTAGATAACCATCCAAATATAATAAGACAAGTCATTAGATCATCATTACAACCTTCTTCTGCCATCCAAGAGTTATGTCGTTTCGAAAAGGTTGACATTTCTTCTATGATATTAAAATCATTAATTATAATTTTATCTGATTCAACAATTGTTTTTAAATTAGAACAACCTATTTTTTTAATTTGTTTAGTCATACGAATACCTAACTGACTACCCCTACCACTAAATGCTGTTCCTAATACTTGACCAGCTCTTCCTCTTTGTGTTGTCATTAATAAATTTTCATATTCTAAATCAAATTGTAATGCGTCTGATATCTGTCCACCCAAATCGTTTACTTCTACTAATATGTGTGCCTTGTTATATCCTTTACAAGCCTGTTCAATTATATTTGGAAATACTAATGGTTTAACTTCATTGTTACGATATTTGGCCACAACTCTATATGGCATTTTAGTAACATCAAATATAATAAATGCTGAATAATCTTTTGCAAGACCTCTTGATACGTCAACTGCACAAACATATATCTTATCTTTATCTGGTCTCTCATATATATCTAATCCTCCACTTGACTGAATAGGTTTCATATAAGGTGTAGATTTTATTTTAGTAGATGAAATAAGAGTATCAATAGAACCTAAAAATTCACATTCAAACTCCTGATTGAATTGCTCTTGACTTGTATTTCGTATTGTATTTTCTTTCCATTTTTCATCTCTACCAGGGACTTCTGACCAATGTACATCTATAGGAATATAATCGTTTTGTTTATTAACAGCATCTGTCCATAACTTATAGTACATATTCATACCGTGAGGTGTAGAAACAATAATCATCTTTGTACTTTTACCAGAAGAAATTGTAGGAAACACAGAACTAAAAAATTGTTCTGCAATAGTGGCTGGTACGAAAGCAAACTCGTCTAAGAATATAATGTTGTAAGAACCTCCTCGTATCGCACTTGAAGATGTGGCGGCCGCAACAATTTTACTACCATTTTCTAATTCTATATTACCTTTGTTCCAGTTTAATACACCTTGTTGTAAAAACTTAGGTATATTCTCATAGGCTAATTGTAATCTACCTAATATATCTCTTGCAGTAGATGATTTGTTTGCAAGTATGGCAATGTTAGTATTAGGATTGAACAATGCGTAATGTAATAGATAAGATACGATAGTTGTTGATTTACCTGACTGTCTAGGTAATTTACATATAGTAAAACGGTTGTTATGCATAGTACCAATCATTTCTTTTTGAAAGTTATACATTTTAAAAGGTATAAGTCCTTCATCTAAAGAAACAATTTTTACATAATTTGTAATAAAATATAAAGGATCTTTAGAACATCTATCAAATTCTTGTATCTGTTCTTGTGTAAACTCTACGGGTACGTTAACCTTTTTCAGGTTTGGATTACCTAAATATACTGAAGTCTTTTCACTCATTAATTATAATTCCTTCTATATGTGTATAACCTAATTGTACTGCGGCTTGTAATCGTTGATTACCTTTCCATACACTAAATTCTTTTTCTATATAATTAACACCATTAGCACCAATACGTTCTTTTTGTTTTTGATGTTTAATTATTTCTATAGGTTCTATCATATCTTCACCATTTAATAACTCTTTTAAAGGAGTCATTCTATCTGTATAATTTAAATCACTTATTAAAAATATCTGTTTGTTCAGATAATTTTTTTTCGCTTTGAGTATTTTCATTTTCTCTTTTCAACATTTTTTGTAACTCTGCAGTAGAGCCTACAAACAAAGCATTCTTAATATTATGATTTGCTGTTTTAGGTAAATCTTTTAAATCTTTTAATTTTTTTTGTAAGTCTTGTAACTTATCTACTGTTTGTGCTACGTTTGCAATTAATTGTCCTGCCACTTCGTATGCACGTGGGTGTTGACCTTCTTTAGCAATTTCTAATATACCTTCAATAGCCTCTTGACCTTTTTCAATAAGGTTATAATAATTATCTCTACTATATTTGTAATCTTTATCTACATCTGGTTTACTAGGATCTTCAATTCTAGGAACAGGTGGATTAGAAACCTTAATAACAGATTCTAATGTAGGTTTTTCTTTAGGTTGTATACCTAATATTTCATTTACGTTATCTTCCAATTTTGTCATAATTATACATCACTATCAGTTGTTGGGTTATATTTTTTACTATCATCATAAAAAGTAATAGTTGTTGTAAATCCAAAATCATCATTTGCGTCAGCAGTTGTGGGATCAGGAACTACAACAATTCTTTCTTCTCTCTTGGCAGTATTAACATTTGTACTTCCGTATATATCAGATTGTACTGTTTTAATAACACCTTGATTTGACATAGGTCCATACAAATAAGTTTTCGCAGTAAAGTTTAAAGTATATATAACAGCTCTACGTGTAGTAAAATCTCCTGTATAACTATCTTCATAAGCAACAGAATTTAAAACAATAGGAACATCTCTTTTAATATTCATTTCTGGTAAAACATTTAAAGTAATTGTATAATCAGGTTGAAAGAAAGGAAGTATTTGTTCTATGATCTGCAAACCATTTTCTGCTGTTGCTGTAAACGAATATAAATTATAAGTTATGTTATATGGTACAGGTACATAATTAAAATTATGTGTTTCACCTGAAGTATTAGATTTAACTTGTTTATACTTATGAACTCTTGTTAACTTTCTACTAGCATCATAACTAATACCAGAAATTTCAAAACCTAATCTAGGTAAAGTTACAGCAAATTGTCTTTCATCTAAATCTGGTTTTTGATCTAGTCTTACTAAAAACTTTTCTTTAGGAGCATATGCTAAAGGAACTTTAATTCTTTTTGTAACTCCACCAGTACTATTTGTAGATTGAATAATTATATTATTAAACAATTGACCAAAAGCCACTGTCATTTTTCTTAATCCTTCATTATAAAAGAAATTTCCAAACATTATAAATCAACCTCCCCAAACGGATTTCTTTCTGTAAAGTCTAAGATATCATCATTATTAGATAATGTATCAAATCCAGCTGCACTGTCTAAATCTAAATTATCAGCATAAGGAGATTGTGTTTGAATATTTGACACAACATAATCTTCTGCTAAAAAGAAATTTGGTTGTCCTGTAGCTTCATTTTCTTCTAATATCAAAGAACCCAATCCATCTTCTAATGTAAATTTATACTGTAAAGTGTCTAATGAAAATTTTGTTTCTACAGAATCTATTTCAGCAATACCAGTATTCAACTGTTCAGAACTATATTCCCAACGTGTCACTCTTAATTTATAAACAGGTAAACTACCTAATTGAAACAATGGTTCCTGATCTTCAACAAATTGAATTTCAAAAAAACTATTCATTAATGGAAAATATAATACATCACCTTCGTTAGGTCTATCATTTACTATTGTTGTGGCAGGATTACCTACTTGTGTTCTCCAACTTCTTTTTGATATAACAAAAGTTGTATCTTCTCTAATCTCTAATCCGAATTTATTAATTAATTCTCTTTGACCTGCAAAGCCTTCAGTCGTTTCAAAATACATTTCAATTAAATAACTATCGTCAAATTTACTAGATGTATCTTCACCCAATATTAAATCTCTATTAACTAATGTTCTAGGTAGGTAATAAATGTCGTGACCGTATATCTTTAAACTCTCTATAATTAAATCTTCATAAAGCGTTTTTTCGGCTTGATTGCCAATACCGTGGCCACCTTGAAAATAATGATTTACAGGCATAGTTTTAACCTACTAAAAATGCTGGTGCTATTTCGAAACTATCTCTTATTTCTTTTTCTAATTTTTCAATATCTGTTTGGGCATCAGTATAAATTTTTTCACCATTTAATTTTACGCCACCTAACATTATCACACCATCGAACTTACTTAAATTAGCACCCCATTGTTTTTTAAATAATGACGTAACATATCTTTTTAACCATTGATCATTGAATACGTCCGTATATGTTGTTGGATCTAATTTACGGTAACAATCTATAACTAAAAATTCTCCAACTTGTAAATCATTAACCCAATCCATATCAATATATAATCTATTATCGTGTTGTTGAAATCGTATAGGTTTCATACCTACTAAAACTTGATCTAAGAAATCTAAATGTCTTAACACCATATCATAGTTAATAATTGATGTTGAAGCAAAATCGTAAAGGTCATTTAAACGTAATTGATATCTTACGTCAAACATATTCATACTAGATTTATCTGAAAATGGAAATATATTTGTAACAGCGATTACAGTTTCCGGTACTACTAAAAAATTGTTTGCTTCATACCAAGTAGAACTTACAGAATTTTTTGTTGCTGTTTCTACACTAGGTAAAGAAGCTTGTAATCTTTGTTTATCAGCATCTGTAACTTGATACTTTAAATACGTTCTACGAATACCGTCATAATGGTATTGAGCATAGAATTGTAACGCCTCGTCCAGTCTATCTTCTAACTGGTCATCATCAACGTTAATTTCTATTACTGGTTTACCTAATGCTCTAAGAGCGTATTGTTTAAGTGTTTCTCTAGTAGATGGATTAGCCATAATCTCTACTATTTATATAAATTTAATTAGAACTTATATCTTACTGTCGCTAATAATTGAGGGTTATAATCTTTATAAACACCTGTATATACTGATGTTTGTTCTTTATCGTGGTAATACAAACCAAATTCTAAACCCGCTCTTTTATCAGGTCGTTTGTGTTTATCATCTTCTGTATGTATATTATAAACAAGTCCATAATAGTTACCTGTAAATCCTAGGTCATCATTTTCTGTTCTGTGAACTGTACCATAAATTCTTTCATTAAAACTATACAACACTCCATAATCATATCTGTTCTTATCAGCAAAACCTGTATCTTTATCGTCCCAAATTTCTGCACCCCATATTAAAGGAATATCCCAACGATATAAACTGCCACCTAATGACCAGCCTTGTTGTGTTCGTTCATTAAAACTAGAAACACTTGTTGAACTTTTTGGATTTTTAATTTGCATATAAGATAAATCAGCATAACCAAATAGTCCTAC